TTGCTCGATAACGCCGAGCGCCTGGATAAGCTGGTCAATGGGCCCGCCGCAGATGTTCCCGACCGTGGCGGTGATCCTCTTTATTCATGGCGCCAGATGATGGCGAAAAACGATGAGGTCAGGCAGAACCTGATCCCGCTCAGCAAGCAATACCAGACGCTGGCAGCGGCGCAGGCGGATATCGTGAATATCCCCGAGGGGAGCACCACGTATTACCGCAGCCCGGACGACAGCGCCCTCGCGATTGAGGTGATGAACGTTGGCGGGACGCTGACCGCAACCGGACGAAAAATGCCGTCCAGTCAGGCTGTAGATTCAGTGAGGGGATTAATAGACAGCCAGGGCGAAAACCTATTTTCAGTGGTGTTTAAAAATGGTCTTTCACCGTTCGGCTACAAAGACGGGCGACTGTATGCCGATGAATTTCAGAAACTCTATTCTTCAGATGCCGGGTTAGAGTTTGGTGGCAGCATCATTGATAACAATCCGCCGGATGGATGGCGTTTTGTCATCTACTATCGAAATGGTCTGGTGATGTGTGGTCAACGGAATGACGGCACGATGATCGGTTTCGGTGAGGGCGGCAGCGGTGGTGGTTCGATTGAGCCAGGCGATACGGCCGCGGACTATGATTCCATCCGCAACTACACAGGCACGGCAACGGTGCGGGATGTCGTAGGTCAGCGTACCGGCGGCCGCTTCGTGGTCAACCCGGATGATACGACCTCCGGGGAAATACCGGGCGGGATACTGGTCGATGTGCTGGGACGCCGCTGGTATCGCCAGGCGGAATTTGTCAGCTATGACATGTTTATGGCTCCCCGAGTTCCAGGTGCTACGCTCCTTGCTGTGCAGGTCGCTCTGGCGATGGGCAACCGTTCATCCGCGATAGCATATCTGTCTGGCGTTGAAGCTGCCGATGCCGCTATCCAGAATGCTCATCGTTATGCGAACCTGCTCAATATCCCGGTTCGTCAGAATGATGGTGCCTTCCTGGTGTTAGTTGACCACGAAGCAGAGGTTAGGACGAAAACGTCACTCGGAGGGTCGATAATTTTTACCTCCGCTGACTCAGGTGTTAACGAAATCCGCTGGGGGCCACTGCGATTGCTTGATCCTACAGCGCCTGAGCCAAAACGTATGTTCAATATCAAGGGGAAAGAACGTATTGAACTCACTCCTGCTGAGCTGGCTACGTTCAACACCAGTTACTCTCAGTACCTGAAAAAAGGCTCTAACTATTTGCCGTATCCGAAACTGTATCCTTATTACGGCGGGATGTTCTATGCGCTTTCTAATGAAGTGGAGATTTACCGAAACGGAAACAGGGATAACCCTCGTGACCGGGTTTTATACCGCGAATTCTCCCGTATTGGTAGAAATGGCGCGCTGACGGAACGGATTGTGAAAGATATTCCGACCGGCTCAGTTGGCTACGCTGCGATTATCCCGAAAGAAGATGATTTTCTGGAATTTGAATGCCCGCATTTTATTGAGCTGGGCGACAGTCGTCGATTCCTGAATATCGAAGTTTCCAGGCCGATGGTGCGCATTAAAAATCTGGTGCATACGTCGTGGCAAACAGCTTCAACAAGTCTCGAAAGCCGCGTGGTTATTTCTGCTCGCGAAGTTTTTGACGTCTTTTGCGAATACGGAGAAACCACCTGTCACCCGGCGGAGAACGGCTCATATGTCATCTGCATTCGAGATACCTGCAACGTGCATATCGATAACTATTACGGACTGCATGGCTGGGGATTTCAGGGGCATCACGGAATAAAGGGGTTACATGGTGACAGGAATACATTTAACCGCATGGACTTCCATAGCTTCGGATATGACGTGTTCTTTGACAACCTCACCGTTAAGGGCAGACAGGTCAACTTACAGGGCGGTAATACCTGGTATTTTCGAAACCTGAATGTAATCGTTACCCGTACCAGCGACGTAGAGTATTTCCTGAACTACGCCATCGGCATGAGACAAGACTACGCCAGCGACTGCGAGTGTAATCTGATTATCGATGGCGTTACCGTTCAGTGGGACAAGGGCCTGACGGCCTGGTATAACGGCTCCCGGTCTTATGACATCGTGCGGATCATCGATACAGCAAATTCCTTTGATCATGGCATCGACAGCAAACTACCGCCCACCATCGATATTCGCAATATGGTATTTGATCTCGCAGGGATCCAAACCGGAAGACCGAATGACAATTTTGAGTTCTGTGCTGTTACGGCCTTACGCTCTCAGTTTACCGACCACACGGTAACCGGACGTAAAACGCTGTTACCCGACAATATCTCCGTTGACGGAATGACGGCTATTAACGTTCAGCCCACGCAGAACGCGGTGATGTGCGGCATCAAATTGCCTGCAGACCTCTATCAGAACACTGTGGGCTCACGCAACAAAAAGGGCAGCGACGGGACGAACGCCCGCATTACGCTGCGCAACCTGCACAGCGTTATCAACAATCCGTCTATCGAGCTGGCTGCAGCCCAGACCGTCGATATTCCGGGAGACGCGGCAAACTGGACCGCTGATTACCTGAACAGTGATTACAGCTGGATACCGCGGATTACCCTGGAAAATTGCATCCCGGCAATTATCCATACTCCTGGCGCAAAAGCTGTTGTCGATATTCATGGCGGCAAGCTGGCGCGGGTCTACACCAACGGCAATGGCAACCGCTGCCGGGTCACCGGTGCTGATATTGAGCTGATCCCTGATGCGTCGGGTGTGACCTATTTCGCAGCAGATAAAACGCTGGTGACGGGCTGTTCATGGCTGAACCCGGCCAGTGGTGCAACCTATCCTGGCACGTTGCGTGGTTCTGGAAACGAAATGATCGGAGAAAGTGCTAAAGCACCAAACCTTCCTGCAAAAGCTTTTATTGAGGAATAATAAATGGGTAACGGAACACGAATTTTGTTAAATGCAGACGGAATTATTACTGACTGGGCGAAACAGCATTTTGAGCCTGTATCTTCGCCTCTGTCAGCAATAGCAAATCCGAAGGTTGCATTTGATTTACTGACTCCGGTGGATAATTCGCGTCATGGTTTTTCTGTGCAGCAGGGTGTGCAGAAACTGAAACAATACGGGCTTGAATTTCCCGGAACCGCTGGCAGTCAGACCACGTTTAAAGAGCCAGGACTGACTGGGCTTTCCTTCCTGACGGCCTTTCGTTTGAGCGCAGTTGATGTATTTCAGTATGTGCTCGATTGCCGGGATTTGACGCCCGGATCAGGTCATGGTTTTGCCATTACATTCAACCCGACCGGGCAGAGGCTGGAGCTGCGAGTAGGATGGCCTGACGGAAGTCAGGGAATTTATTATCAGTCAGGGATGAGTATTATCGTCAATAAGTGGTATGTGGCATGTGGTGTTATTTCCCCTAACCGAAACCATAAACTCACGCTTTCCGACGGCACTGCAATCGCCGCCAGCCCGGCAGGTTATCTTGCAAACGTAGCAGGTAGCCCGCTGATGCTGGGAGCCAGTGCCGCTGGTTCGTCAATGCTGAAGGGAGATATGGGATTTTTCGGCGCCTGGGGTAATGAATTTACTGCGGGGGATATCGCGACCGCCATTGCACTCGGTATCAATATCATGACAGGCAGGGGACAGACGGTATGACGCGGATTACTGTTAAAATCGATACTGTTTCTTCCGTAACTGTAGTGTTTTACAGACAATCCGATAGCTGGGAGAATTTAAACCAGTATGAGCGTGACGATATGATCTCCCGGTGGGTAAATGAAAACACTGAGGCACAAAGAGCTCTCAATGGCAGCACTGGCTACCTTCTCAGCTGGAAAAGTGAATAATTAAAATCTCCCCCGGAATCTTTCCGGGGGTTGATTTTACGTTTATTGATCTACGCGGCTAGGGTTATACCGGTCTAATTTCACTTGAAGAATATCGGCAGGGCCAGCGCCCGCGCGATTGCTCCAGCAATGGCATACCCTCCCGTTGATGGGGCTGGGTGTAACCCATCCCCTATCATCCATGGTCTGTCTGATCCAGCTGCGTAGTCTTCGTGTTTCTGACCGAAGGACGCCTGCAGGTTCAGAAAGGCCACATCACGATCATCCCGCGCAATCTTATACATCACCTCCGCGTAAGTGGACATGGGAATACTGTTTCCGCCGTCGCGGTTATTTTCCGCCGGGCAAATCAGCAAAATATCAGCCTTTGGCCGCACAGAACGAACCCGATCTATCATCGTGAGAATATTAGCCCGGAA